CTGGCTCTCGCGGTCTTGGTCGCTGGGTTCGCCACCCCTGGGCAGAGGAAGAACGTCAACGCCTTGAAGCTTTCGACTAATGGCACTCACCCGCATCTCAACCCCTGAAGGCGCCCGCAAGCTCCTGCAGCGCCTCATCGAAGCCAACCGCTGCACCCTCGAAGACCTGGACAAGGCACCGCCGGGACACATCAACCCGCAGGCGTACCGCAACCTGCTGCGCGACATTGCCCCCGAGCCCAAGGTCGAAGTCGTCAGCCCCCGCGACTTCCCACAAAGCAAGCCAGCCGAAGAACCCCTCCCCTTCTGACATGACCCGCATCGTTGCCAAGGTCTCCTTCACGCCCGAAGAGCGCGACCACCTCGACGCTCAAGCCAAAGCTCTCCGACTGTCCCGCTCTGAGCTTGTTCGCCTGCGCGCCCTAGGAGACCCCACACCGGGCGTTCAGCCCGAGCTGCCCCCTCTCACCCTTAGGCAGTACCAGAACGCCGTTACAGCCGCTCTGAAGGCTTCTCAGGGCTCTTGCTCCCGCACCACCGTCGAAGCCATCGCCGCCGCCGTCCTTTGCTCAATTCATGACATCCCCCACAAATCAGGAGATTGCAGCCATCCTCAAGCTGTGGGATGACTACCACACCGCTCTGTACTTCAAGATCAATGACCCAGAGCCCCCGCCAACGCCTGAACCACTTGGTCGAATCAGCCGCTTCATCCGTCCAACCGACCTTGGAAAACTTGCCTGATGGCTGCGTCCGCGTCTGCATCGGCAATCACTGCGGCACCGTTTCTTCACATCACCTTGTCGAACCGAAGATCAATCAGCTAAAACAACACCATCACAAATGACGACGATGGTTGTTGCTCCAGAGTTCATTGATCAAACCCCAATCGATGAACTCGTTCCTTACGAGAACAACCCTCGTACTCACTCAGCCATTCAGCTAGAGCGCCTGGTCAACTCCCTCAAGGAGTTTGGGTTCACCAATCCAATCCTGATCGACGAAGACAACAACGTCATCGCTGGTCATGGGCGCCTCCAAGCAGCAATCATCGCTGGGCTCAAAACTGTCCCCACCATCACCCTCGGGCACCTCACACCCGAGCAACGCCGCGCTTACGTCATCGCTGACAACCAGCTAGCCCTCAACAGCGGCTGGGACGATGACCTCCTGCAAGCTGAACTCAAGGCACTGGGCGATGCAGGCTTTGATCTCACCCTCCTTGCCTGGGGTGAAAACCTTCCCACCTTTGGCGAAGACATCGACCTCTCCGCACTCGATGACTTCGACGATGACGATCCGACCACTGAACTCGCTGATGGCGTCATGAAAGCCATCCAAATTGAGTTCCGCCCTGAGGATTACGACGAAGCAAAAGCCCTTGTCGATGCTGCCCGCAAACGTGGCGACTATGTCGGCATGAAGCTCATCGAAGCGCTTGCCTGATGCACGTCTGCATCCCAAGCAAAGGCAGACCCACAACCTCTGCCTACAAGCTTCTGCAGGCAGCCAGCATCCCGTTCACGACTTTCGTTGAACCTCAAGATGCTGCTGCCTACAAATCCGCTGCCGTCCCAAATCTTCAGGTACTGCCCGACAACGACCAGGGCATCGCCTACGTCCGCAACTACATCCTTGATTGGGCGCGCCAAACCAGCAACGACTGGATTTGGATGATGGACGATGATGTTTCAGGCTTTGGCACTGCCAAGGCAGGCAAAACCATCAAGGGTGATGCCACCGTCCTCCAGCAGGTCCACCAGCGCGTCGCACCACACCGCTTCCCTGTCAACGGAATCAACTATTGCCAGTACGCCTGGTCCTACTCAACCAAGCCCAAGCGTTTCACCGTCAACAAGCGCCCAGCAGAAGTCTGCACCCTCCTCTACGTCCCCAAAATCACCTGGCAGTACAGAGCACGCCTCAACCTCAAAGAAGACCGTGACTTCTGTATGCAAGCCGTACAAAACTCTGATGGCATCATCATTGACCTCTTCAGTTGGTTTAACTGCCCTGGCGTAGGCACCAATGCAGGCGGACTTCAAACCCTCTACCGCCAACAACGTGACCACGAAGCAGCCGCCAAACTCGCCGCTGAATGGGCACCGTTCACAAAACTGGTAAAGAAAAAAGATCGCGTTGACTGCAAACTCGATATCGCAGGTCTCGCAAAATCACTCGGGCGCCAAGTCAAATGACACTCCCAACCGTCACCCTCACACCCGTCGCCCATCAACGCAAAATTGGCGACACCTGCCCTGACCTGAAGCCAAACATCACTGAGTCCTGCATCCTTGCTGACCCCGACGGCACAGCCGTAGGACTCTTCCTCCGCGAACTCCCCGACCAGCTTCAAAAGCTGGTCAACATCGCAGATCACGAAGTCAACTCAGACCGTGTCCCCAAAACGGTCATGGACCGCAAGCGCCCCCTCCCACCTGGTCCTGATGGCAAGCGCCGTTACCTGGTCGTTTCCCAGTACTCAGCAATCCTTGGCAGCGTCCCGCCCAAACCCCACATGCGCCGTGCTTACGGCTCTCGCTCATCCGTTCACTCTCACAAAACTGCCAACACCTTCGTCAAGGCAATGCACGCTGCAGGCATCACCGCCTACCAGCTAATCCAAGACCTTGCCCCGCAAGTCTGTACCGTTCACTCCAAAGCTGTACAAGCTCGCGTACCAGACAAGTGGCGCTTCGCTAAAAACTTCTCCTCCACGATCTCCAACTGCAACATCGCTGCGCCCATCCACCAGGACAACGCCAACGTCAAAGGCGCAATCAACATCATCATCACCAAACGCCGCAACAGCACTGGCGGCAACCTTTACGTCCCCGACTACAACGCCACCTTTGATCAAATAGACGGCTCCATGCTCGTCTACCCCGCTTGGCGCAACATGCACGGCGTTACCCCCATCGTTCCAACTCACCCAGGCGGTTACCGGAACTCTCACGTCTGGTACGCACTAGACTCCTTCGCCAACCTGTAAGCCACTTATAAACTGCATTTATGGCAGGTAAAACGCGCTGCACCGCTGCTGAAAAGCAGTTCCGCACCATGCGCTTCGCTCGCATGATCGCCAACGGTGCAACACGCTCAGATCTCCTGCAATACGGTGCTCAAGAATGGGGGCTCAGCTCACGCTCGGTAGACGACTACCGTGCCGCCGCAATGAAGGAGCTGGAAGAAGACTGGAACCTCGACCGTCAGGCTTACGCAGCAGTTCTCTTATCGCAGCTCAATATCGTCCATAAAAAGTCCATGGAAGGTGGCAACCTGGCTGTCACCCTCGGCTGCATCAACACTGCCGCCAAAATCGCCAAGCTCTTCGACTGATGGGCTTCCTCAGCACCCTGCCGCGCGGTTCTGTGCTGTCACCTGTAGTTGAGTCCACAGAAGAAGCACAGCGCGCAATCGCCAGTCTTGGCACCACCCTCTACGACAGCCTGACTGGACCACAGCGCGAAGTCTTTGCTGCGCCAGAGCGCTTCAAAATGCTCTGCTCAGGTCGCCGCTTCGGCAAGACATACCTCTCAATCGCTCAGCTCATTAGCTGGGCAACTGCCAAGCCCAACAGCTTGAACTGGTATGTCACCGCCAGCTATCGCATGGCGAAGCAGATCGCCTGGCGACAGCTCAAGCTGATGGTGCCACCTGAGATCTGCGTCAAGCGGAACGAGTCAGACCTGAGCGTTGAGCTAAGCAATGGCAGCATCATCGCCTTGAAGGGCGCAGAAAACCCTGACACCTTGCGTGGCGTCAGCCTGTCCACCCTGATTGTTGATGAAGCGGCATACGTCAAGCAAGACGCTTGGGAGATGGTGCTCCGCCCTGCGCTGTCAGACCAAGGTGGTCCCGCTTGGTTCATCACTACACCCGCCGGTCTGAACTGGTTCCACGATCTTTGGGAGCAAGCGCAAGACCAAGAAGATTGGCGCACCTTTTCCTACACCACGATTCAAGGTGGCAACGTCCCTGAAGAAGAAGTCGAAGCAGCACGCCGCACGCTCGACGAACGCACCTTCCGGCAGGAATACCTCGCCAGCTTCGAAACCCTCGCCGGTCGCGTCTACCCAGACTTCAGCGACGACAACATCTCCGAAGACGTCAAGGACACCGGAGGCGAAATTTACTGGGGCACTGACTTCAACGTCGGCATCATGGCGGGCGTCCTC